TATCATCATCTAGTCTATCCTCTACATTCTTTATGACTAATGGTCAGACATTTAACAATGTGTCTATTGCATCTGGTAAAAATGCTATGGCAGTAGGTACAATTACAATTTCAGGCACACTTACAGTCGCTAGTGGGAGTAGCTTTGTAATCATATGAGTATAATTCAAGTAGATACACTACAAAAAAGAGATGGGAGTACATTCCCTTTAGGTAAGATTGGTCAAGTAGTACAAAGCAGTCATAGCACAGCAGTAACATTGAACACATCTAGTTTTGTTGATTCAGGTTTAACTGCATCTATTACACCCTCATCTACATCTAGTAAAATTTTAGTATCAGTAGTGCAAAGTATTTATTTAGATGGTGGTGGTGCTGGTATTACATTAAGAGTAGTCCGAGATTCTACAACAGTTTTTACACAACCAGTAAATTATGCTAGATATCAACCTAGCTCTAGTAATGATAGAATTTTTTACCCTATTGAATACCTAGATAGTCCATCTAGCACAAGTGCAATAGCATATAAAACACAAGGCATATGTGCATTTAATACTGGTAAAGTTCAACATGATAGTATTACAAGCACGATTACATTAATGGAGGTACTAGCCTAATGTCCACACTTAAAGTTACAAATCTACAAAAGCTAGACGGATCTACATTTCCTATAGGTAAGATTGGTCAAGTAGTAGAAAACTCTAGCTCAACAAATTTTACAAATTCTTCTACATCAATGGCTGAATTGCTCAATGCAAGTATAACTCCCACAAACACAAGTAGTAAAATTTTGATACACTTTCATACAAATTGTCAGGTTGTTGCTGGTAGTAATGCTTATGGAAGAGCTACTGTATTTAGAGGAACAATAAGTGGCACAGATTTAGGTGCGTTAATTGGTGGTAGTGCAGCTGGTTCAAATGCTAATTTTCCTTTGACAGGGACTTATCTTGATAGTCCTTCAACTACATCAGCACAACAATATACATTAGCTATGAATACAGCATCAGGAGCTACATCATCAGTAACAACTGATAGCACCACATATAGATTGATTTTAATGGAGGTATTAGCATGAGTTCAATTTTACGAGTGGATAGTATTCAGACATCATCAGGGGGATCTGCTACAGCTAGTAGTTTAGGTATCGGTGGTGTTGGTAAGATTGGTCAAGTGATACAAACACAAACAACAGCTTATGGCTCAGTGACAGCAACAAGCTGGACTAAAATTCATACAGATTTTGACACAACAATTACACCCTCTGCAACAAGTAGTAAAATTTTAGTAAGCATAACTGCTGGTATCTATCCAAATAACGGACATTTAACCTTGTATAGAGGTGGTTCAAATCTCCTTACTGATAAAGGTTATGTAAGAATGTACACAAACAATGACACAGGTGTGACTGACTCTTATAGTTTTTTAGACTCTCCAAATACAACAAGTGCAACTACCTATTCTTGGTATGCAAAAATGGTTTCTGGAACTTTTTATTATAATAATGATGTAACAACTGGAACAATGACACTAATGGAGGTACTAGCATAATGGCTATCACAAGATTACCAGCAACTGCCTTAAGTGGTACATCATTACCTTCAACTATTACTTCAGCTAGTGGATTGTCTTTAGGTAAAGTATTACAAGTACAAACAACAGTTACAACTACTACATCAAGTACAAATTCTACATCATTTACAGATATAACTAATCATTCTGTTAACATTACTCCTAGCTCATCAAGTTCAAAAGTATTGGTAATGATTACTTTTGGTGCAAGAGTTATGAGTTCGAGTAATCAAGGTGCTGTATTTGATTTTAAAGTATTAAGAGATTCAACTGGTATTTCAGAGTTTAGATTAGGCAATAGAGAAGCAAACAACGAACAAAGAGATATGCACACACCTGGATATCATGTTGTAGATCAACCCTCAACCGATAGTCAGGTAACTTACAAATTACAAATGAAAAAAATTAATGGCGACCAAGTGCAGATAAATGACGGAAGCAAACAAGCTCACATTACAGCCATAGAAATAGAAGGTTAAATTTAACAAAGAAAGGAAAAACAAATGACAATAGATATAGCAAGTGCAATCAAAGCTCTCAAAGATGATGCAGAGTTTGTAGTATCAGGTGAACCTAGCAGTCAAGCTGAGTATGAAGCTAATGTAAAATATGTAACTGGTGCAGATGAAAATGGTACAGCTGTTTTCGGACCACAGTTATTTACATGGGCAGAAGTATCAACAAAGAAAGCTGAGTTACAGACTGAATACGACAATAATCAGTATCAAAGAGATAGAGCTTCTGAGTACCCAACATGGCAAGATCAGTTAGATGATATCTTCCATAATGGTATTGATGGTTGGAAAGCAACTATTCAGGCAGTCAAAGATAAATATCCAAAGGAGTAGACAATGTGTGAATATTGTAATGGCGAATGTGTATGTAGGTAATGCCTAGTCTATCTGAAAAAACAGAGATAGGCTTACCTCTTAAGAATTTACTAGGTCTATTAGGTATTACTGCAACAGCAGTATGGGCGTATTTTGGTATTATTGAAAGACTAAATAATATAGAAACTAGAGCTACTCTATTTGAAGCTGACTTGGTAAAGAACGCAGATCAAACTCCTATAGATCAGGAACAGTTTATGTTATTAGAATTTGTATCAGAACAAGTAGAAGGTATGTCTGAAGATTTAGAAAACATGGCACATAATAAAGTAAATATTATGCGACTACAAACTGATGTAGAGAAAGCACTAGACGATATAGAAGAACTGAAAGACAAAGTAAGAGCAAACGGATATGGTAACTAAAGTAATTATAGCATTACTATTGTTCTCTGGTGGTACTATGATAGAACATACAGTTACTGATGGTGTAAAAGATTGTCTTGAAAAGAAAAGAATTATGACACGGAATATGCAATCTGATACAGCAAGTATACAATGTGTTAAAGTAGAAGCACAAATAGAAACTATAGAAGGTGTTGAATTTATTAGATCAATGAGTAAAGTAAAGTAATGACTGAACATGAAAAAGAAGTAAATAAATGGCGTAAAGAAGCCAGAGCCAATAAAAGGCAAACAACAAAATTACAGAAGGTAATTGATGAGCAAGAGATATTTATTACTTACCTAACAAAAAAGATATTAAGACTAACTGAAGAAGAAGAAATGAATATGCACCTAACAACAGAACTTAATAAGTTCAAGAACCTAAATCTATCTGAAAAGATAGAAACTATGGATACAGCAAATGCCAAGTCAGTCGGAGAAAATCAATAAGTTAGACAAAGATATCCTGATTATAAAAAAGGATATCGAAGTCATTAAATCAAATCACCTTAGACATATAGAAACTGATATATCTATGATAAAGAAGGTCATGTGGTCAGTAGGATTTTTAGTATTCTCAAACCTACTAGCAATCATTATGATACAGTTTAAGTGAAAGTTTATCTTATCATTGTATTTTGTGTACAATCACTAACATCACCCCTTGAAAACACTTGCGTAGTAGAACCTCTGCATGAGGAAACATTTGTATCTATCCCACAATGCCTTGCATATGTGGATAACTTTAGATACAGTATCAAGAATAATAAGGATTTGTTTGTAACAGGATTCTGTACACAAAAACAAGAAGATGCCATTTGAGGAACTAAAAGAACGGATAAAGAAACACGAAGGCTATAGAGTTGATGTCTATAAATGTTCGGAAGGTTTCGATACTGGTGGCTATGGTCACAAGATAATACCTGGAGAAGAGATCCCCACTACTGAAGAAGGTTGGAATAAACTATTTGAAAAAGATTTCCAAACTGCGTGTGAAGGCGCTGACAATATACTCGGTGATTGTGATATAGATATTGTTGCAAGAGAAGTAATTATAGAAATGGTTTACCAAATGGGTGAAGGTGGTGTATCTAAATTCAAAGGTATGCTTTCAGCATTACAAGAAGAACGATATACAGATGCATCTGATGAGATGATTGATTCTCTTTGGTATCGTCAAACACCGAATAGAGCTTCGGAATTAGCTCTGATTATGAGGGAGATAGATGTTGCTTAATATGTTAGGACCTATTGCTGGTGCTGTATTTAAAACTATAGACAAAGTAGTAGACAATAAAGGTGAAGCTGAGAAACTCAAAGCTAAAGTCCAGGAGAAGATTATATCTGGTGAACTAGCAGAACTAGAAGGTGCTGCTAAAATTATACAAACAGAAGCACAAGGTGGTTTTCTACAAAGAAACTGGCGACCGATTATGATGTTGGTCTTTGCTGGTTTGATGGTTGCCCATTGGTTCGGTTATACTGCACCTAATATTCCAGAATCTGTACAAAACTCTCTACTAAATATTATCTTAGTAGGTATCGGAGGATATACTATTGGTAGATCAGGTGAAAAGATCGCAGACAAGTTTAAAAAAGAGAAGTAGATCATACACGAAAAAATTAAAACATAGTCCTACAGTCCTTAAAACAGGAAATATGGACAAAATTTTAGTGATTTCTGACCTACATATACCATATCATCACCCTGACAGCTTTTCTTTCCTAAATAAACTAAAAACTAGGTATTCTTGGGATAAAGTTATAAACATAGGGGATGAGATGGATTGGCACTCTATTAATGTTAGTCATGTTATCAATCCAGATCTGCCTTCTGCTGCTGATGAACTAGAAGTCGGTAAGTTCTGGATGAAAAAACTAGAAAAGATGTATCCAGATATGCTTTTACTAGAATCTAATCATGGATCTATGGTTCTGCGCAGAGCTATGGCAAAAGGAATGTCTAAGTTCTTTTTAAAAGATTATAATGAGATACTTGATGTATCATCTCGGTGGAAATGGAAAGAGTACCATTGGGAAAATAATCAACTGGGTAGAATATACTTTGCACACCAGGTATCTAAGAATATTGTAAAGTCAGTACAACTTATGTCGGCTTCGGTGTGTCAAGGACACTATCATACCCAATCAAATATAGAGTATGTCGGAAACGACTTTCATTTGAACTGGGGTATGTCTGTAGGTTGTTTAGTAAATAAAACATCTCTAGCTATGGCATACATGAAGATCAATGTAGCCAAACCAATACTATCTTGTGGTTGCATCATAAATGGTGTACCATACTTAATACCAATGTTATTAAGGAAGGATGGTTCTTGGGATGGGC